AAGCAGTTCCCATAATACTTTGCGCTTCGGCGGGTGGGGCAGTGCTTTCCCTAAGAACCACATGTAAATGGCTTGCCGTGATACGCCTATGTGCTCCGCTACATCCTGTACTGGGATGTCACGTCGAATGCAAATGCGACCAAGTTGCACACCCACATGGAATGAATCTGCTTTATTGTTCGCATCTACAAACTTACGAGAATAGCCTCTGTTGTTCATATTTGCCCATGACTTCTTCGTAACTAAATACCTCTTTAAAGCACTCGCTTATGCTAACTTCTTCAGTGCTTGTACCCTCGACATTACCCATGTACGTAAATACTTTTTTGGGTACGCGAACTTCGCCTTGGGCAAACTCTCTGCCTAGTTTTGTAGACCGCCAAATGCCTGAGAACTTTGCTCTGTGCGTTTCGTCTTTGCTTTTGCGTTCTACAAGACCCCACCAGTGCAAAGTAGCTAGTTGGTTAGACCGTACCAACCATTGAGGCGCGGTTGTAGGAACATCTACCCAACCATCTTTGTCACCAGCTTGTTGGTATAGCCATATCAATGCTCTCGCCATAGTGTTGTTGATACCACGGGCGTAAACACGACCCCAGCGGTCACACACAGGGCAATGCCCACCTTCGTCATCAATAGTGTGCCGCCACTGATCTCTCAGTTGTTGCCTATCCATGTTGTTCTCCTTTGAGATGGGGGTTTCCCCCCATCTGTTTTTACTCGTCAGCCCAATCGTCCAAGATGTCAGCCACATCTTTTGGTGCGGCTTTCTTGGTGCTGCGCTTGGTTGGCTCTGCCTCAACTTCTTCAGCCTGTACCTTGGGCTGCTCTTTGGGGGCTTCCACTGCAACAGGGGCAGCAATCTGCGCGGTAGGCTTTGTAACCCCATCAGCTTGGGCCGCAGTAGATGCAATGGCGACCTTGGCTTCAGCAGACTGGCCCTTTTCTTGAGTCATCGTCAACTCGGTTTCGTCCAACGGGCGCACTGCCTTGAAGGTCAACCGTGGTGTTGCGCTTGCGGTGTCAAAACGCATCTCAGTGACGACTGCCGTGACGGGCAAACCATGACTACCCAAGAACTTTGCATATGACTGCAAAGGCATCTTGCCGTTCTCGGTTGCACCAAAGATTGACTGTGCGGGTAGCGTCAACTGATAAACGTCTCCACGAATATCGTTCTCCAAGAGGACGGCAAGGCGCTGACTGAATCGGCATGCACGGGAATCACCTTGACCAGAGCCTTTGATGTTCTGTGGACATGCAGCGCACTTGCTTGCTTGTGGTGACTCAGACTTGATGTCGGGTGCGACACCATCGTTTGACCAACATGTGGGGGCTGTGGCTTGGCCTTCTTGGTAAGATCCCGCATAGTATGTTCTCGATACATTGGCATTCGCCGCCGCAATGATGATGTTCATAGCGCGGTCTTCGTTTTGGGCAACCTCTTTGCCATCGACCATCATGCGGAAGACGTTGCCGCGAATAGAGATACGCTTGCCGCTAACACCACTGCCGCCCATCAGGGCTTTAGTTGTAGCATCAAGTTGCAGGTTCTTCAGGTGGGCAGGTAGTGTGTTGCCGCCTTTAGAAAACAGGGTCATTTCACTCATTTAGGTTCTCCAGTTGTTACAGGTTTGGTTTGCATTAGGGCATCAAGATCGGCGCGATTGAAACGCACTTTGGTGCCTACACGGAAATGAGGGATTTTTCCCTCGCGGATCATGTTGTAGATTGTCTGACGTGACATCCTCAACAGCTTTGCCACTTCTGGCACAGTCATAGATGCTTCAAGTTCCACTCGCGGTTCTCCTTATAGTTACGCTGTATTTGCTGTCAGTGTTCAAACCCATAGGCGTAAGATCCGGGTTCTCCTCCAGCAGTTGTTTCATATTAAGCTGGGCGATACGGCGCTCCAGCAGTTGGGGCATCTTGTGTTCCAAGATGAACTTGTGCATGGACTCCCAGTCACTTGTCCAGTAGCGGGTCTTCACCGTACGCATGACCGTACCGTGCTTGCTACCGAGACGGTCAACACCGATTTCCTTGCAGGTGTCCAGTAGTTTGGTCTCCACAAGTTCCATCTGTGTCTTCACCGTGCTGTCAGCTTCTTCGTAGTCACGCAGAAGTTCGGCACGTTTGTCACGCATCTTGATGTAGACGGCGACGAGTTTATCAACCGATATTGTCTCGGTCATAACGCTCTCCTTTTTTGTTTGTGTATGGATAATAACCTAAAACTTTACAGTGTCAAGAGTTTTTCATTTAAGCATTTCTCCGTATAAGTCGATGATCCGGTTGTGGATGTCCATCTTGTTCTCCAACATCTTGTACATACGGCGCTCTACCCCACTGCCTTGCAAGTGCACCACCACTGAGGGGTTTTTTTGCCCTGCTCGGTGTACACGTGCGTTGGCTTGTAGGTAGGTCTCGACGGACATCACTGGACTCCAATAGACAATCGTATTGGCGGCATGCAGGGTTACCCCATGCGATGCCGCTTGTGGCTGGATGACAAGTACTCGTAGGTCATCCTTTGTTTGGAAACGCTCAAAGATTTCTGACCGCTTTCCTACCGACACACCGCCATGAATGACTGCTGTTGGGCATCCATGCTTGCGCAAATCCTCTGCAACCACCTCAATGGCGTGTCTGTACGGCACAAACACCAGCACCTTGTGGCTAGACTCCTCAATCACTTCGCGCAACACCGCCAGTCGGTTGCTTGCATCGAACTGAACCACCTCACCTGTATCAGAGTATACCGCACCACCTGATAATTGCAACAACTTATTTAAGTTAGCAGCAGCATTTACTGTCGTTATCTCTTCACCTGCTGCTTGTACGATAAGACGCCTACGTAGTAGCTCATAGTATTTCTGTTGCTGTGCAGTAAGTGGTACGTCACGTGTTACATAAGTCATTTCAGGGAGGTCTAAACATTGTTCCTTAGTAAATCTTATGGCAGGCTGTAACGCCCTGTGGACAACTTGTTCTGAATCTAACTTGGGAACCCATTTGAACTGCGTGATCTTGTGCATGACCTGATCGCGGAACCCGCCAAAGAAACGCGGAATCCCTTCGGGGTTCACCAGCTTGGCGATGCCATAGGCATCCAAGGGGGACTGCGATGCAGGTGTGCCCGTCAGCATCCACAACCACGTGTTCGGCTTGATCAGATTACTGAGCACTTTCCAACGTCTTGTAGAGGGGTTCTTGTATGCGTTGGCTTCATCAATCACGATGAGATCAAACTTGCCCTTGAGGATGTCGTTGGCAACAATCTCCACCCCATCGTAGTTGATGATGACGTACTCAGCATCCCCCGCGATGATCTCTCTGCGCTTCTCTGGCTTGCCGTAGGCAACGTCTACCCTGCGGTGCATAGCCAGCCTGAACAACTCATTGCGCCATGCTGTGTCCATGATGGACAGCGGACAGATGACCAGCACCCGCTTGATGATGCCCCTTGATAGCAGGTAGTCCGATGCCCAGATGACTGAGCCAGTCTTGCCAGTGCCCTGCTCGTTAAAACAGAATGACCGGCGGTGCATCGTTAGGAAAGACGATGTAACTTTTTGATGGGCGAAAGGTTTATACAGCCCCGGCCATTTGTATAGGGCATTGATGGGCGAGGGTATGTCTTTGAACTTGAGGTTCTTCAGGACAATGGCCTCCTCCAAATCCCAATTTACCAAAACCTCCGAAACTCCATCATCCTCTGACAAAACTTTGCTCTTTGGAATCACTGTGGTGATCCGGTCAGGGTTGCGTACCTTCAACAGTAACGCACGGTTATCTATGATCTGCACTCTAATCTCCAATGACTAACATCCCGAATACGGTGTGTATCAGGTTCTTTTTGTAAGTCCCCCGTGACGTGGGGGTTCCGGTCAACTCCCCGCTTGAAAGTTTTAAAACGGTGTTGACTGATACGGTTATGCTAGGCTAATCAAACCCTGTCTGCTACTACTCGTACCTTACCTTGCAGACATCATGACCCACTCATGATCTTTTACGTTCCTTCGCGCTTACTTCGGACACCACCTTGTGGTTAGCCCCGCGCTTGAATGATCTGTTGGTTGATGCGCTTTCAATACGCACACCGTTCTTGTTACCACCGCCCTTGGACAAGGCTTTCACGTGGGCAACATCTTTACCTTCACGCATGTCAGCTTCCCCGTTGTGGTTGTTGTCGGGCTTGGTCTTGTCCAACTTACGCCGTGCACGTTGTCGCTCCATCCGCGCCTCGTGTGCACCTGCACGTTGCTTCTCTAACTCGTATTCGCGCTTCACGTTACGGTCAGCGGGGTTCTTATAAGGCATGTAAATTCCTTCCATTGTGGCTACATTCTGATACAGGACACCATGCTTTGCAAGTGAAATTTTTCTTGGCGTTGAACACCCCGGTCTCGTATGCTGTTTCACGTGAAACGATCACATCATCCAACTTCGCAAAGATGTCGAACTTGTTGTGTACAGAGAAATCCACGGGTATGAAATCCCTGCAAACCACGAACAGCAACCCTGAACGCACGAACTCTATCTCAGGGTAGTGCACAAAAACACAAGCTGCCATCAGTGCTAACTGCTTGGGGTCTGCATAGCGACTACTCTTGCCAGTCTTGTAGTCAATGATCCGGGCTTCCTTCTTCTTACGGTCGATGATCAACAGATCGGCTATGCCCCTGTACCAAACTTGTGGGTCATCAAACCCACATGCCACCAGCCGCCCATCTTCCTTCTTCAACCCCATCTTCTGTTCGCAAATCTTTTCACCGTCAATCTTCATCAGCTTCTCAAGCAGTGGCTCCATGTACTTGTACTGCTTCGGAATTGGCTTGCCATCACGCACGTACTCCTCTGCGGCAGTGTGAACCGCAGTGCCATACATCATTGCGTCACTCGCGGGTTCCTTGATGTCCTTCGCCACCCGTGTGTGGTAATACTTTTTAGGACACTGATCGAACAGCGTGATGCCTGAGTAACTCCATGCAGGTGCTTTCATTTTTTCTCCGTTGTATGCATGTCCCAAATTTGCCTTGCGTTCTTACCCCAAATGCCCCCAACCATGTACTTCAACTCTTGGTACATCTCAGGGTTCTCTGTCTTCAAATGCTCTACCCAATCAGTGTCGGACACCATTGGGTAAAGCTCATCCCACTTCGCACGTAACTTTTTATCTTCTTCTCGTATACGTTGTTCTTCTTCTCGTATACGTTGTTCTTCTCTCAGTTTGGAATTAATTTTAAATTGTGCTCGTGCTTCTCTCTGCTCTTCGGCTCTTGCCCGTTCTTTTTCCCATTCCGTTTGTTTCGCCTCCATCTCCGCTTTCTTTGCTGCGGTTGTCACGTAGTACCCAGCCAACTCCCATAGTTTTTCTGAACGCATCGGGTGCTTGATGTGGCGTATCGCCTTGCTTTCAATCTGCCTAATGCGCTCTCGGGATAAATCAAACACCACACCAACTTCTTCTAGCGTGTAATCTTGTGTCAGGCCAATCCCAAACCGCAAACACAACACCGCTTTTTGCCTCGGGGTAACGTCATCCAATGCTTCTTCAATAACTCTAGCAACATCCTTTTTGTACAACTCTTCTATGGGATCAACATGCTCTCCCTCAAGGGGTACGCATGGCAACTCGGGCATATCCTCATCACGCAGGTAGCCGTAGTGGTAGTACGCACTTTTAAGTTCCTTACTCGCACCAACAAGAGCACCGTAGGGGACGGTGTGCCCGGTCAGTGTTCTGCCGTATGGTCTGTTAGCAGTCGCCATAACTATCTCCCACACCTGCTTCGCAGTTCAACGGAATGCCCTCTGCCCAAGCAGGTACAAACCGCATGCACTCCATCACGTAGTCCATAGCTTCTTGCGCTTCTTCCTTTGGTGCAACACATGCCACAGCGTCATGAACAGTGAGTACAACGCGGTACTTCCTGCTGATCTTGATAAGTTGTTCACCGATGATGCAACGCGCCAAGCCCTGACAAATGTTCTCTGTTAACTTGCCGCCGTACAGCTTCACTGGCCCTTTGCGTGAGTCATAAATGTACTGGGTTTTGCCATCTTTGTCTTGTACTTTTCGCAGGTTTGGGTATCTTTGATACAACCCATTTGGCATGAGGATTCCCTCCACACCAATGCTGATACACCCGTTACCCCATGGGGCGTATCGCCCCTTGCTCATAGCGTCAATCGCCGTGGAACCGGACTTCCATAGGGCGGGGATACTAGGATAGGTTTCACGGTAGGTAGAGATAATCCTTGCAGACTCCTCTGCACTGATCGACACGCCGACAGCCTTGAGTTGCGCTTGGAACTTCGCACTGCCCATGCCATAACCCGCGCCAAGAATGGTGGTCTTGCCAACAAATCTTTCAGCCGTAGTAATCTCTTCTTTCTCCTTGCGGTAGATAGCAGATGCCATGATCTTGTATACGTCTTCGCCATTTTTAAATGCCTCCACTAAATCATCTTGTCCTGCGAACCATGCAAGTACCCGCGCCTCGATCTGCGCAGAGTCGCAGTCAATGATCACGTGACCCTCTGGTGCAAGGATAGCCTTCTTCAGCTTCCCTGCGTTCTCACCACGTGAGGGAAAGTTTTGGAAGTTGATCTTGTCCGACCCGCCCCATCGCCCCGTGTGTGCAGCGTAGTAGGAGAGGGGAACAGGTATCGTCCCCCTTCCCGCAATCCCAATGAGGCGCTCGGTGCGAGTCTCCTCCAGCGTAGTCTTGTTACCCAATCTCGCAGCAACAAGTGTCTGTACGCGCTCATCAGGGTGCTCGGCCAAAGCCTTGAACCCCTCGTCAGACTTCGCCATCGCCAACGCTTGCTTACCCGTAGTCGCACTGATCTTCATAGGCGGGTCAACACCTAGCCCACGCAGAACTTCAGCAAACTTCTGGTTGGACATCAGGTCAGAGATGTCCGCACCACATTCATCGAGCAGGCGCTGCTTGCGATCCTTCACCTCTATAAGATGTTGCCGCAAGATAGATTCATCGAGGCGGAGGACTGGTTCTGTAAACATACGGATCGTCAGGTCGATCAGCTTCAACTCTACCCTCTGGAACATGGGCAGTAGCGTCAGGAACAAGTCGTATGTCAGGTCAACGTCATTGATGCAGTACAGCCCATACTTCGCAAGCTGTTTCTCTGAGAAGTCCTCACGGCACAGGTTAATGGCATCCACCACCTCAGTACCCTTGACGCCTAGCTTGTAGTACTCTGCCAGCTTCTTGAGACTGTTGCCTACCTCGATGCCGTTGATGGCACGTGCCATGCTCAGTGTGTCTGCGATAGCCTTGGGCCTGATACTGAAGTGCCAGTTCAGTATTGACATGTCGAACATCGCATTGTGCGTAACCACCATGCTGTTGGCCCAGTCAAACGTGTTGAGGAATGCCTTGATCTGCGCATGCGTACCCGTGCGCCACGTAGTCTCACCATCCCCCACCTTGACCGCCACCCCGATCACTTCAAAGTGCGAATCACGTACATACTCCTCAGTCGTTTGGGTCTTGAACCCCAAGCCCTTGCTGGTGTAGTACGTCTCAAAGTCCAGTGTTATAAGTTTCATCAGAAGTTTAATCCAAAGAAGGCTGCAACGTGTGACTCAAAATCTTTCTTCTTGAACACACCCATCTCGCCTGTGGTTGTAAGCGTAATAGCAAACGAATCACCGTCTACATCCCAGATCATGTAGTCACCTACATTCAGCATGGCCCGTAGCTTATCGCCAGCGGTTTCCTCAACCGCCCCACGGAACTGCCCATCTGCAAACACTTCCCCGAACATGCGAGGCACGGGGTCAGTCACCGCACACCTCCAAAGATCTGGTTGAGTTGTTGGTAGATAAACTTGGCCTCCTCTAACTTCATGGAGTAGGCTCCCAACGATGTTGAGATCGTGATGTGCAGGGTTGTAGGCCCGACAGCCAGTGGGCGCGTGACCACGCGCTCTGCTGGTACTAATGCTGAGATGCCCTTGTTGGCTTTCTTCTTTGTGTACGCCTTCACCCTGTCCTTCTTGGGCGTTACCTTACGTTTGTTTGGCGGGACAAATGTGTAGGCAAACGTACTGCGACCCACTCTCCCATCTCCGGGTAGTATGCCTACACGGCTCACAATACTTCTATCGTGAAAGCCTTTGAGAACCGCAGGTACATACGATATGGGTATACCGGGATACTCTTCCGCAATGTACGTACGTAACTCTTTACCCGTTACTCCGGGCTGCGCTGTGATCTTATCCAATAACATGTTGGACAACTGCTTGTTTCTGCTGATACTGATGTTCATCTCTTTCTCCTTTGGTTTGTCTGTCTCTTTCCACTCTTGAAACGCTTGCTTGATCTTATCTTCCATCACGGTGTTCATCCTTGACTCCTTTCAATGTATCTTAGTAACTCGTTAACATCCTCCATGTTGTCCTCATGGACAACAATAGCCAACCCACCCTGCGCAATGATTTGCGCTATGTTCTTATCCTGTAGTGCAGTTGTCTTCCCCTTCCCTGCCTTGCATTCAATCGCAAAGAACCTGCCCTTGTAGCACCCAACTATGTCGGGTACGCCCGATGCACCGTAGCCTCCGGTGATGGGATAGAAGTAGTACGCTCCAAGTTCTTTGAGTATGGCGACTACCTTGGTCTTAACTTTTTTCTCTGGTGTCATAGTAAAGCCTCTGGTTGTTGTTTAATCTGTCACATTAATGCTTCTGGTTGTTGTTTAAGTTTTTCTCTTTGTGCTGCTCGGTACATCTGCTCCAGCAGCTTCGGATCTACCCTCGTGAACGGGTCGTAGAAGTTTATATCCTTGAACTTTTTCTTCCGTTTGGAAGGTGTGGTCGTTGAAGCATTTCCGTTTTCTGATGACACTGTTGGTTTCCTTTCTTAGTCGTGAGTCTTTTACATCGGTTGGGGCATTGCATATGGGGCATCTCAAGCGTTCTTCTCCAATCTTTGTGTGTAGCATGGCATCCCCATGTAGTCGTCTGGGTGAAACTTCAAGGACTCGTTCAAGTGACAGCGCCCCAACATCTGCCCATCCTTGCGCTTCTCGTGAGGTGTGCGCTCCAAGTGTTTACACGTATTGCAGTTGGCTTCATGCGCGTCAAACTCGCGCTTGGATTTGCGAAATGCTGGCAGTGCTGTTGGGTGACACACATACGTGCCGTTCACTTGTGGTGTACACGGGCCTAAGTAAATCGCATCCTCAATCTTGACACGCAGTCCGGTGTACTGACAGGTGTATAACCCATCCGCATCGGGTACGTTCAAGATTGGCTTACCACTTGTTGGGTGGCGCTCAGTCATTGCTCTTCTCCTTCAATGGTGTGGCATTAAGCACGGCCTCAAGATGTTTTGGGTTCAGCGTCTCACCAAACTCTTCCTTGTACTTGTGGCTGATCTGCCCGAACCAGATCAGGCGGTTGAGTGCTTCCTCCACGGACATGCCAAGGCGTTCATGTATGTGTTGTTTGTTTGGTTGAGTCATGTGTTGCGCTCCTTCCAAAAACTGTACCAAAATAGTTCTTTCATCCACAGAGGCATCTGCGTGTAAAACGCATTGAACCTGTCGCCGTACTTGCTGTGGTGTTTTACATAGGCGTCTTCCAGTGTGCTTATCGGCGGCGGTGGAATGTAGGTCTTGTAAAACTCTAAGTAGTCAATCATGTGTTTCCCCTTGCTCTGATGTTCTCTGCTGCTGATTCCAAAGCAGCGGCCCTGATGTCGTTGCAACGTGCCGCCATGCGGTCACACAGCTTCGCACAAGCCTCACGTTCGGCAGCGGCAACAAGGGCGGCAAAGCGTTCAAGGTAATAGATAAACTTCTCCCTATCTTTACCCATGCCGTAGTACGCTATTCCTGATGCGTCTGCCATGAGGATGATTTCATCTTCGGTGTTCATAGCATGGCCCA